TCCACAAAAAACCCCCCCCCCTCCCTTTCAAGTGGCGGAAAACCCCGCCTGTCGCTCAAGGCGGACGGCAACGTCATCCAGACCAGTGACCCCGCCCTGATCGAGCGCCTGATGCGCCAGTCTCCCCACGAAATCGTGGTGATCGATGACTATCAGGCTGTGCTGGTCAATGAGCTGCTGGCGCGCAGCAGCGAAAAGGGCTACGACAAGTTCGCCGACATTGCCAAGGGGGCCTGGAACATCTTTCAAGCCGCCGGCGCGCTGGCCGAGCACCGCCGCGTCTACATCCTGGCACACACCCAAACCGACGACTTCGGCAACGTCCGCATGAAGACCGTTGGAAAGATGGTGGATCAAACCCTCGTGCCCGAGGGCTACTTCACCATCGTCCTGCGCACCGAGGTCATCAATGGGCAGTACCTGTTTCGCACGCAGACCAACGGCCAGGACTGCGTGAAGTCGCCCGTTGACCTGTTCTCCGACTTGACCATCCCGAATGACCTGGCCGTCGTTGACGCCGCCATCGCGGACTTCTACCAACTCTCCACCACCGAAGCCTGAAAGCACCAACCATGTACCAACTTGACGCTCAATCCGCACGCGAGGCCGATTCCATCGGCTCCTACCTGACCGAAACCGGGAAGTACATCGGTCAGTTCACCCGCGCCGAAAAGCTCGTGTCCAAGAACAAGGGCACACATGGCATCGGCTTTACGTTCGAGTGCGCTGGCCAGTCCACCCGTTTCGACATCTGGACAATGGATGCGAGCAACAAGCACCTGGGCGGCTTCAAGGCCATCAACGCCATCATGGCCTGCATGAGCCTGCGCGGCATCGCTCCTGCGCCGGGCAAGGTGGAGCGCTACAACTGGGACACCCAGCAGCGCGAAACCGTGCAGGCAGAGGTGTTCCCCGATCTTGTCGGCAAGCCCATCGGCCTCGTGCTGCAAAAGACCGAGTACGAGAAGATGCGCGACGGCCAGTACACCGGAGAAACCGGCTGGCGCCTGGAGATGCTGGCGCCATTCCGGGCTGCGGACGAGTTCACCGCAGGCGAGATCCTCGACCGCAAGACCAAGCCCGAGAAGCTGTCCAGCATCGTTAGCAGCCTGGCGGACCGGCCCCTGAAAAAGCGCACGGCGCAGCCTGGCCACGCCACGGACTACGACGCCGGCAACGCTGCCGCAGCGCGTGCCAGCAGCGGGTTCGCTGATCCCGACATGGATATCCCTTTCTGATCGGGGGGGGGCAGCACATGTCAGCACCCCTATACGTGCTGGCCGGGCAGTGGCGCGCCCTGGCCGACAAGCTGTCCGACATGGACCTGCCGCCCGAAGCCATCGCCGACACCCTCGAGGGCTCGGACGAGCAGATGGCCCTGGAGGAAAAAGCGCAGGGCTATGAGCTGGTGGCGCGCAACATCGAGGCCACCCTGCCGGCCATCGACGCCGAGATCAAGCGCCTGCAGGCCCTGAAAAAAGCCATCACAGCACGCAGCGAAGCCCTGCGCGCCCGGGTGCTTGACACCATGCAGCAGCTGGGCATCGAGCGCGTGACGTGCCCGCTGTTCGAGCTGCGCGTGCAGAACAACCCGCCGGCGCTCGATGTATACGACCCCGACCTGGTGCCCCAGCAGTATTGGCGCACCGAGCCGGTGCTGGACAAGGCCGCGCTCAAGGACGCCATCAAGTCTGGCGCCGACGTGCAGGGCGCCCGGCTGACGCGGGGCGTATCGCTGCGCGTGCGCTGATCGGCTGGCCCGGCTTACTGTATTGCAGCCGCTACTTACTGGATAGCAGCCAGCGCTTACTGGATAAGCGCTAGAGCCGAATTTCACCGACAACCTGAGCCCGCCCTGAGCGGGCTTTTTCTTTTGAGCCATGAACATCGACATCCTGCACCTTCACCCCCACGCCCGCACGCCCACCTACGCCACGGACGGCAGCGCCTGTTTCGACCTCTACGCCTGCGAGGACTCGGTAGTCCATGTAGGCAGTAGCGTGCCCATCCGCACAGGCATCGCCCTGGCCTTGCTGCCTGGCTGGTGCCTGGACATCCGCAGCCGCAGCGGCATGGCGTTTCGCCACGGCGTGACCGCGTTTCACGGCACGGTCGATTCGGACTTTCGCGGCGAGATTCAGGTGCTGCTCACGAACTGGGGCGAGCAGCCCTGGATTGTCAAAGCAGGCGACCGCATCGCGCAGGCCCGGCTGACGCACTGCCCGCGCGTCACGTTCTGGAAGGCCGAGCAGCTGGACATGACTGCGCGCGGCGCGGGCGGTTTCGGCTCCACCGGGGCATAGGCCATGAGTGCCGTTCTCAACGCCTTCCAATCTGTTCGCCCCAGGGCGCAAGTGGCCATATTTGCCGGCCGCCCATCTGGCCTGATAAGCCAGGAAGTGGCCCCGCGCGTACTGGCGGTGTTGCGTCAACACCCCCACCCACTGACGACACGGGAGATTGCAAAGCTCGCTGAACTCAAGGCAACCCAGGTATACCCCGTCATGTCCACCTTACTGCAAGCGAAGCAGGTGAGTGTTGCTGGGGAGGTCGTGGCACGCAGTGGCAATGCAACGCGTACCTACGTCATCCGCAGAGGTGCGGCATGAAAAACGCACCCGCCGCAAAGTCTGGGCGCTTGTTGACCCGGTGGCCCACGCTATCGCGGGCGCCGTCATCACCCCGGACAAGCTGCTCGATGAGCTGCGCTTGTTGGAGCTGTCCTATATCTCCGCGATGCGCGACGGCACAGCAGGCCTGGCCCAATGGCGCGCCCTGGTGGACATGCTCAATCTATGCGAAAACATGGCAAGCGGCGGCATCGGCCACGAAGCCCTGCCCGCCTGCGAGCGAGCCGAGCAAGCGCTGATAGAAGCGGCAGGACGTTTCGAACGCACCGGCCGGATGGCTCTACTGCACGAGGGCGTGCAGGCCATGCGCGACGTGCACGAGTACCACGACCTGCAACGCCAGTGCGTGAGCCGCGCCGAGTACGAGCGCTGGATACGCCTGACCGCTGCGCGCATCCGCAACCGGGCGGCCGGCGTGCGGGACGTGGCCGAGGTGCTGGCGCCATGAGCCCACCACACGACATAGCCCGCTGTGAGGGCCGCATGTCCACCGCTGGCACGGGCCACGCCGGATGCGTCTCCGTCACGATCAGTACCGGGCATGCAGAGTGCGTGCGCTGCCGCAGGCGCGAGCCTATCGAGCCCGACCCGGATGCACCGGATCGCGGCTATCCCCACACCAGCCCGCCGCCGTTTGTGGACGGGCGCTGCCCTTTGAGGATTGCACCATGACCACCGACAAGAGCCCCATTGGGGCACAAGACGATGCGCTGCGTCTGGCAGCAGAGTTCGAGGACTGCGGCGATTCCGCCATCCCCTCGATCAACGATATTGGCAAGGCCGCCGACGAGCTGCGCCGCCTGCACGCCAGGGTGCAGGAGCTGGAGCGGGCGGTGGCAGACGAGCGCGAGGCTTGCGCTCCAGCGTGTGAAAAGCAGGCCCAGCGCTGCGTGCGCGACCGTGCGCGCTACTTCGCAAGCGGGTGCGCGGCAGTCATCCGCGCCAGTGGCGCACAAGGAGAGAGCGAATGAGCGAACTCGGCAAGGCTCTCCTTGATGCAATGGAGCAGCCCGAAGACTGGCAGCGCGATGGTCCTTGTACGGTGCAACACACACCATCGGGAGTGCGCCTGTGGACGGGAAATGGCCCGCTGTTCTTCGACATCTACGACGGCCCAGGGCAGCTCGGACTGTTAGAGAGATGGCGGCTCTACTTCCGGGCTCTGGAACTCTTTAACCGGCAAGTTGCCGCAAAGCTTCGAGGGGAGCACCAATGACCAATGACACCACCCCCGCCCCCATTGGGGCGGATGCCCTGCGAGAAATTGCCGAGCGCCAGCCTTTCGAGGCTTGGTGGAAGCAAGACGTTTCCTGCTATGCCGCAGCCTACTACAAGGCCATTGCATGGCGGGCGTGGCAAGCCCGCGCCGCCCTTGCCAGTGCAGCGCAGCCCGCAGGCCGCGTATACAGCGCAAACTGTGAATATGCGGTTGTGCAGTGGTGCAATCAAACGAGTGACAAAGGGGGTGGCGATCCGAAGAATGCACGGTCGTGGCCCATAGCCGGGGATGCCGTATATCTCGCCCAGCCCGCCCCCAAGGCAGCGCCAGCAGCACAGGGGGATGCGCAACTGCACGCCATTCGGCGGGCCGTCCGCGACTACCACTTTGCCCTGGACTCACGCCGTCACGGCGGCGTCGCAGCAGACGAGGCACTGAGAGGCATTGAGCGCGCGCTTGGCATGCGCTGGCAACAAGGCGCTGAGGCAGCCGCCCGCGCAGCCAAGGAAGGCGGCGAGAAATGAACAGAAAGAAAACCGTCACTCACGGCGTTTTTGACAGCTTTTCAGGGCTCGCCGCCGAGCTACCTCCTAGCAAGCGCACGCCAGCGCACGTGCTTGCAGCGCTGCGCATCAACCCGCGTGTCAGCACGTTCGACATGAGCGAGACACCATGGCTGCGCGGTTGCATCCACTCGCTCAAGAGCAGCGGGCAGATCGAGGAAGACGAGGACGAGCCGTATCCATGGCATCTCTTTTTTGTCGTCGCCCAGGCCAAGGAAGGAGTCAGCCATGCCCGCTGACCCCACCCTTCCCCATACCAGCGCGCATCACCGCGACGGTAGCGCGTCCTACCCGTGCCACGCCTGGCAGCACCCGCCCGGCAGCGACTGGGGCCTGGAGTACGGCTACTGCCGCACGTCGCTGGACTGGCACGGCCCCGGCAACCCCCAGGGCCAAGGCGATCCGCGCTGCCCGAGCAGCTGCCGGCACAAGGCGCCGCAGGGCGTAGCCATGACGTTCACGAAGCGCTTGAGCTGGCTGGGCGCCCGAGAGGCGGCGCGGCTGGCTCGCGAGCACCGGGAGGCCCGCCGATGACCCCGCCGACCACGACGATCAACCAGCCGCCTTCGGGCGGCTTTCTTTTTGGAGGACGCCATGAGCATCGTCCTGACTGAAACCGAAATTGACCAGCTCACCAAGCCGAAGAAGCAACGCGCGGCACAGAAGCGCGTGCTGGAACGGATGCTCGGCTGCGAACTGGCGCGCCGGCCTGATGGTCTGCCCATCGTCACGCGCGATATGCTCGCCCGCCTGAGCGGTGAACGGCGAGAGGCCGCGAACTCAGGCAACGGATTGAACTGGGGAACCTGATGCCACGCAAGAAGGATCGCGCATCGGCCCACGGCCTGCTGCCGTTGATGGAGACGCGGCCGTGGAAGGACGGCAAGACCGTCACCTACCGCTACCACCCACTGGGCGGAACGCCGATCAACCTGGGAACAGACAAGGAGGCGGCCATCCGCGCGGTCCTGGACTTGAACTATCGCGCCAAGGACCAAGGGACGGTTGGCCAGCTGTGGCGCCTGTACAGCGAGTCAAGCGATTACTTGGCCCTGGCCGAGATCACGCGCAAGCAGTACGCCGAATACTGGGGCCGGCTGTCGAAGGTGTGGGAGCGCGGCATCACGAAACAGATCAAGCCTGCGGACGTGAACAAGTACCTGCGCATCTACCGCAAGGGGGCCAGCACGCTGGCAAACCGCGAGGTGGCGCTGCTGTCCAACCTATTCAACCTGGCCGTAGAAATGGGCGAGATCGACCGCAACCCCTGCAAGGAAGTGCGGCGCAACAAGGAGAAACCCAGGACCAGACTGGTCGAAGCGTACGAACTTGCCGCGTTCGTTGAATGGGCCGGGAAGCAAGGGCCATCGGCGCATGTGCTGGTGGCAATGGCGCAGTTCGCCAGCCTTGCGGGGAGTCGGCGCATTGAGTTCCGCGCCCTGCACTGGCCCCAGGTGGACGACGAAATCGTCCGACTGACGCGCGCAAAGCAGCGCGGGGCCGAGAAGCGTGAACTGGTGTTCATGGGCTCGGCACTGCGCGAGGTGCTGGATCGCATGCGGGAGTTGCCCGGCTACAACCCCATGGGAGCCTTGTTCACGGCCCCAAAAACCGGCAACCCCTACTCAGAGTCTGGCTTCAAGACCATGTGGGGCCGGCTGATGGACGCAGCCCTGGCAGAGAAGGTGATTGATCAACGATTCACCTTCCATGACCTGCGAGCGCACTACACCACCTATTACAAAAAGCGCTTTGACGCCCTGCCCGACCTGCACGCGGACCCGGCCACAACAGCCAGGGTTTACGAGCGCAGCCGAGAGGTTGTCCGCAAGTCGCTCTAA